TATTATGTTATTGAGCATCTCCTGATTCTCCGTTTGAACTTGCATGTGTATCATCAAAATACGCTTTAATTGAAATTAAAGAAGGAATTAATGATTTCACTGCCAATTTTATCCATTCAAACTGACTTAAATCGGAGATTTTATCAGCTTCTATAGTGTCTACTAGAGAGAAAAAGGTTATTAAAATACTTGTTCCAAAATATATGAACATCCTTAAGTAAGTCTTATTGTTGTTGTTAGGAGTTTTAGATGCCATATTATTATTTATCTTTTTTGAAACAAAAAAGGATTAAAGCGGGTAGCCTTAATCCTTCTGTTGAAGATATTATTTATCTTTTTTTAACTATTCCAATGCTTTATAACACCAGAAATAATAAAAAAACAGGTGATTATATGTATAAACCACCAAAAAGTTCTTATGATAGCTGCAATATCTGATTCTTTATTGTCATCAGATATCTTAGAACCCATGGTTTTACACCAAATTGACCAGAATTTATTTCGCATCGAGTGGTAAATCTTGATCAATTGCTAAATTAACAATGTCTTGCATCATTTGACGGTGCTCATTTTTAATTTTTGGAGCAAATTCATTCAACTTCTGGAATGCATACATAGGTTGAATGAACTTTAAATCATCATAAGTAATATCTTTTTCACTAGCAGACAATCCATCATTCAAACAATAGAGTAATACTGCTACTTGATCCTCATTTAATTTCTCTAATTTATGCCGCATCATAATTGTTCAACTTTTGACTTAGAAAACACAAGATCCAACATTTCCATTTTATTTAATTTAGTATTATGTAAATAATAAGAATTAATATTTAAAGGAGGAAATACTTTTTTAGGTTGTTCTTTCATTACCTTTTTAGTAGTCCAACCTAAAAATTCTACATTATCTTTATCATGATACTTACATAAAACTAAAATATCAGAGCATCTATTTATATCCCATTCTTTAATTAAAAGATGCCAAGCTTTTTGAGATGTTTTAATATCTATTGTAACTATAGTTTTATCATTAAACTTAACTTTGAAATCAACTCCTCCGTCTCCATTTGGTCTGATTTCTAAATCTGGTTTAAGATTATATCTTTCTCCAAATTTAATTTCACCTGTTATACCAATAATATGTTCTAAATTCTTATCTTTATAAAGACGTTTAGACGGACTATTAGTATGAGCACCCTGTCTTAATTTACCTAAATGTTCTGCATCTAACATAAATTATCCTTCACAAGAAGCACATGTAAGAATAGAACGAGCTAATTGTTGACTAGGATTAGCACTTCTCTGATAATATAATGATTTAATACCTTGTTCCCAAGCAAATATCATAAGTTCATTCACATCTTTGGGCTTAGTATTAGGTGGAATCATAATATTCAAACTCTGTCCCTGATCAATATACTTTTGACGTTGTGCTGCTTGAATAATGATTTCTTTCTGACTAATCTCTCCAAATGTTTTAAACACATCTTTTTCTTCTTGTGAAAGAAAATCTAGATGTTGAACACTACCACCATGGATAAGAATATCTTTCCATACTTCATCTGTATTCTTATCTTTAGTTAATAGTAGATCTATTAAATAGGGATTCTTATATGAGAACTTACCTTTAGCCAAATCCTTAACAAAGTAATTACTGTTAAGAGGTTCAATGCTAGGAGACACTTGACCTAAAATGAATGCACTAGAAGTGGTCGGTGCTACTGCTAATGTCGTTGTATTACGCCTTCCGTAGCCTTTTAGTAGTGGTGGCTCTCCTAAAATTTCTGCTAGATATTTGGTAGCATTATCTGCTTTGGTTCGGATAGTTTTCCAAATAGTGGAATTCAAATATTTTGCCTCCATGCTTTCGAAGGCGATAGATTTAGATTGTAATAATGAATGCCATCCTAATACACCAACTCCTAGTGCTCTCTGGTTAATTGCAAACTTCCTCGGAGCTTCCATGTATTTCATGTTTTCTGTTTTATCGATAAATTCCGACATCACAGCATCCAAGAAATAAACCAAAGTCTCTACGGCATCTGTATCTTTCCATTCTTCCCATTTCTCTAAATTAAGAGAAGATAAGTCACAAACAAAAGATTCATCTTTATAATTAGAAAGGAAAATTTCAGAGCAAAGATTACTGTTATGAATCTTCAATCCTTTATCTTTATAGACTTGTGGTGCCGCATTATTAGCATTATCAGAAAAGAATATATACGGATAACCACTCTCGAAACGTTTTTTAATAACATCACCCCAGATCTTTCGTTTGGATTTATCTCCATCTAACATGGATTTCATCCATTCATCAGATACGCAAACCCCAATAGACAAATCCTGAATATCACTTCCCTCTGATTTAATCTTTAAGAATTCTTCAATATCTGGATGATCAATCGGAAGATAAGCCGCAAATGATCCTCTACGAACATTTCCCTGACTAACAACATTCATGAGTTTATCGAATAATTCCATGAAATGAACAGAACCAGTCGATGAACCACCAGAATTAATCGGTGTACCTCTTCCTCTTACATCACCGAAATAAGCCGATGTACCACCACCATGTTTAGTCATAATAGCAGTTTCAGATACCTTCGTCATAATACCATCCATAGTATCAGGAATATAGGAACCAAAACAGGAAATAGGAAGTCCACGATTTCTTCCAAAGTTAGCCCAAATAGGAGAACTCAACGAGTAAAAACCTCTTGATATATAATCTTCTAACTTCTTAGCAAACCCTTTTATTTTTAGAATCTTTTCTGCTGATTTACAGATATCACCAATCCTTTCTTCAGCAGTTTCGTTTTCTAATAAATAACCCCTCTGTAAAAAGGTTATAGATTCTTGATTTAACCAATAGTATTTTTTACTCATAAATGTGTTTATTCATTACTAGATTGACTTAAAATAGCATTCATTTTTTCTTTTCTTTTTATCCATGCTAATTTCATTTTCTCTTTTGCAGATTCGTTATGTTTTTTACCAAACATATTATTATTTTCACCAGAATTAATTTCTTTTAATTTATTTCTAGTTTCCTCGGAAATTTTATTATTTTTATAAAAATCAATCATTCTATTTTTTTGTTGCTCTTTATTTTCTTCAGTCCAATAAATTTTATTGAATTCTTTTATTTTCTCCTTTTGTTCATCTGATATCCACGGATTTCCTGTAGCCTTTCTGGTTTTTACCATTTTTTCGTATACTTCTTTTGGGCGGTTTCTTTTTTCCGTGTTTTGTTTTTTTATAGTTTCTGTTGATTTCGGTTTCCTCATTTTAGATTTAGTAGAATCCGATAATTTATATCCACCTTTATTTACGAAATGTTTACCACCATTATGTAAATTAATAAATTTTGAATTTTCTGCGGCGTTTACTTTTTGTAGAAAATGTGTTTCATAATATAAAGTTTCTTCTGGAGAAGAAAAATGTTTTATTTTTAAAATCTTAAAAGATTCTAATCCGTCTTTTTTAATTAAATCTTTAACTATTTTAGATGTAGTCTTATAACCGTGAGAGGTCATCAAATTAGAAGAATCCGCAAATCGGTTTATTTTACATCCAGCATAATATCTTTCAGATGGTATATGTTGTATGATATAAAAATATGGAGTTTTCATAAATATATTTATACCACACGACCTATAGAATATTAAAATAAATCATCTTCACTAAAAGATTGATTCTTTTTAGCGTATCCAACGTCTTTAGAATGGAAAAAATCAGTCATGTTATTACCATACAGCTCTTCCTCGAACCACATTGTATCAGATAATAAATCTTTGTCCACTTCAAAAGGTTGTTTAAAACCAATCTGTTTTAAGGATTCGTTAATACGATTTTTAATGAACTCTTTTAATAGAACAGCATTTAAACCTTTTTCTTGAATACCGTTTACCATCCAATCCACAATTTTGGATTCGGATTTAAATGCTTCTTGTGCTTCTTCAAGAATTTTATCTTCTAATTCTTGATCAAATAATTCTGGATACTCTTCACGAATAGTATTAATAATCTTAATACCTATTAGAGCATGAATGTTTTCTTCATTACGAGTATACTTTACTTGTTGATCTGTATCTTTTAATACATTCTTAAAACGAGCGAACCAATTAATCACATAAAATTGTGAGAACAACGAAACGTTTTCTACAAATAAAGTGAATAAAATTAATGCATAAAGATATTGCTTCTTACTATCTTTATAAAACTTGTGTGTATACTTACGAAGATAATTAACTCGACCCTGAATCCATTCTAGTTTTAAATTTTCTTCGAAAACATCTTCTAATCCTAATATAGTTAGGAGATGTTCGTAGGCATTATTATGAATAACTTCAGTATTAGCCATCACATAGCCTAGATCTTTCAAAGAAGGGTGGGGGAGATTGTCACCTAACTTAGCCCAGAATGATTTTACGGCTACTTCTATTTGTCCAATAGCAGAAAGAGTACGAATAATTATCTCTTTTTCTTTATCTGAAAGATTAACTTTGAATTGTTGAACATCCGATTTAAAGGAAAATTCTTTGTGAGTCCAAAAGCCATTATGCATGGCTTCGATGAATTTATCTGTCCATGAATATTTGTTTGGTTTGCGAGAAATCTGTTCGTCGAATATCATAAATGTAACACTTATTTAGACCTTTTTGGGTCGTAAATTTTACCACTTCTAAAACAGACTTTCAAGCTAAATAAGCCCGTAGATTATTGATGTATTCTTCGACTTCTGGATCAGATTTTTTTACAGAAATATTTTCGTAACTACTTGATTCATCGTCATTTGTCTTCAAGATTTCTTTTACCATTGAATCTGTTACTTCTGGTAAAGATTTCTTTTCTGTCTTTAACAATTCACGTATTTCTTTTACCTTATAACTACGCTTTAAAAGGTTTTTAGCCTGACGAGAAACATAAAGAGAAGTGACCTTTTCTGGTGAGCCGAATTGACTCACCTTTTTATCGTAATATTCGTTACCAACCGTGATGGTTTTGCCTGTAATTACACAAGAAAGTTTATGCGACATTTGGTTATGTTATCACATAAAACTTTTTAATCAAGGATTTTCTGGAGAACCTTTATGGAATTCAATTATTCCACCACTTGCAGTAACTCCAGATATGTTTTCTGGATCTAATATAAATCTTCTAAATCTAGATAATTTTGTTTTAAGTTTATATTGTAATTGTTCTGCTGAAGAAAAACTTTTAGCTTTTGTAGGAGGTACTACTTCTTCTACACTACCTCGTCCAGAACGAACTACCTTACCTTCAAAATCACGAACGGTATTTCCTGATTCATCCTTTTCAGGATCTGTTTCAACATATGCATATATGTATAATCTATACACATTCGGTTCTTTTTTAGTGTCTTGTATAGTAATACCGTGACCCAAACTGACTTTACGATCAATACTTTCAGGAGAAACATTACGTGGTTTTGGATTTAAGATACCTTCTGCCACTGCAATATCAGGATTTTCGGGATCGCTTTCTTCTAGCATCTCTTTATATTGCTTTATTTTTTCGTAACTTTCTCTTTTTGCGACACCATAATCAACACCCAAGTTAACCAAATACTTTCCTTCTCTTCCACTAAGTTTTGATCTGTAATAAAATGATGCTTTTCTTGCTCCACGAGCAAGATACTCTTGTAAATTTTTTGCTATTTCTTGAATTTCAGGAGGTAATTTCGAAATTGCCTCATCCTGTGATAAGGATTCATTATAAATTGAAAGATAAGCTTCTTGTATTGAAATGATGTCTTTTTTCATTTTTTTTATTTATTTCTTTTTTTGTTAATTTTCTTACCCTTTGTTTGTGGAAACATATCTTTTATTGGTTCTTGTGAAACAGATCTGTCTATTCCATACGCAGGTGGTTCTCCTTTAAACCATGTGTTACCACCTGTTACTGCATTTGGACTGAATTTATTCTTATTAGCAGCTGGTGTAGTAAACTCCTCCAGATACATTTTAACCATCTCATCAAACTTCATACTGATATTTAGCTAAATACTACCATGGATATCAGTTTTTATCAAATGGGAGATTTATATAAAAAGCAAGTTTTGTTAAAAGAATTTGTTAATACTGATCCTACCTTTGATATTAAGAATTCTTATCAAACGACGGCTTCCATGAACGGACCCGGTAACGGTCCAACCACTGGTGCCTCTGATACCGACCGTGCAAAGTTCAACGATAGCATGAGATTCCCAGATGATAGAGAATTAACTGACTCCGAAAAGGCTGAATTATTGATAAAATTCTTTAAAACCGAAATAGACAACGGTTCTTGGAAGCCAGATACTAAAGAAGTTTTTAGCAATTTATTAGATCACTTATTAGGTTTAGAATCTTCTAACTCTGATTCCAAAGCATAATTAAAGTTTATTAGTGCAGTTACTAATAAATCAGCTATCCAGCAAACTGCTGAACAGGTAAAAGGGAATAATAGTATTTTTATTTCTAAATTTAAAAATACGCTTATAAAACAACCTACCCAAAAACCCATACATAAACAACATTTATATAATTTCTTTAAGATAGGTAAAACTTCAGAAGTTTTATTTCTAAAAGTTTCTAAAATTGAACCGTATTTCAATATGAAACATATACCAATTGCTGCTGCCCAATAATATTCTATCATACAAATTTATATTTAATATCTGAATATTCAGAAACACCGCTTACGAATTTATTTTTAATTCCTAATACTAATATGAATTTATTTTCACCATCTTGTACAAGATTAAATAAAGGATCCCCATTTGGAAAATCTCGAATAGAAACTATTGGATGAATAATTTTTATATATTTATCATCACTTTTAAATCCTAAAACGAGATCTTTTACAATCTCCATACAGAGATTTCGATTTTCTAATAATCTTTCAAGTTTATGTTTTGAATTATCTGGAATATCTGGATCTTGAGCAACAGCTATAATTTGTGTTCTCAAGTCATTAATATTATTTTTATATTCTCTTAATTCTTGTGGATCTTCTATCTGTTCCAGATCTATACGTTCTGGTGTTTCAAAAGGTCCAGATATCTGAGATGCAGGTTTTAAACCACGAGTAGACTCTGGTTTTTTAGGAAAATTATAACCTTTTCTAGGTTGTTCTTTCTTTTTACCTTTATCCGGACTATTATAGTATTCTGAACTAATTTCAGATAGAATACGATTCTCGTATAGTTCTTCTAAAGATTTCTGATCTTTATCTCGCATTTTATTCTTCGAGATTTTTATCCAAGAATCCTTTTAATAGCTTTAACTCATCTTTAGTTAAAACAACTTTACCTTCATAATCATCAGTGATGGTAAACTTTTGTTCGTCAATTTGAGTCAAAACTGGGCAGCAAGACTTATTGGCACACATAGTGAATTTTAACATTTTATCATCCATACAATTTTATTTATATTTAAACTCTATACTTCAAGAATATTTTAATACAAAAGAGTAAATATTCATATGCCTTTCACAAATCGTAATGTATGTAAATCATTTGTATTAAATGGAAATAATACAAAAGTAACACTAGCTAATCAAGAATGCTCTGAAGTTATTGTTCGTCCAGTTGTAAACTATACATTTTTCGATCACCAAAATCCAACTGTTGGGTTTTTGGTTGCAGCTAATACTGAATTTACGTTTAGAGGATTAACTAATTCTAATCAATTAAGTGCTACGGGTAATGGTGAGCTGTATTACCGTACACAGATGTTCAGCAACATGCCCGGTATCTAACCGAGTATTACTACCTTAATCGAATCCACTCCAATCGGATTAGTGAAACTTATTTTCGTTTCATTAATAGATATATTCTTTAACGAAGCAACCACCACTTCGTCACTCTGATCATACACCGTTATACTTAAATCTTTGGTTCCCAAAGAGTGTAACAAAACATATTCATTATCAGAACCATTACCTACAGTAAATACTCGTTTAGATGGTCCACCAACACCACCACCCCCACCATTAATATTTCCAGTTACATTCAAATTACCATCAACAATTAAATCACCCTTCATGGTGCCACCATTACTGTATTGCACCGCATTAGTTCCACCACCACTCTCCATAGCCCTAGCCATTTGCTGCTGTGCAAATTTCTCAGTTATAGCAAAAATTTCTTTCTTTGCTAATTCTGAATGATAATTAAAAAACTTCTTGACACGTGGATCATCCTTGTTACTCTCTAATGCACTAATAAAATCAGTTGGTTTATTATCAACTCTCTTCTCTTCAGCATCTTCTTCTGCCATTTTTGGTACATAAGAAGCTGTACCACCGTTTAAAGGAATAGATATTATTTGCGGTTTATCCTTGACAGGTTCTTCTGGTTTCTGTATAATCTTCTTTGGTTGTAAGAATACTTTCTTAGGTTCTTCTGTCTTAACTGGTGTAATTGAATTTTCTGTTTTACTTAAGTTATTTAAATTAACTAAAGAATTAGAATTTTCTAATATAACATATTGAGTATCTTTATAAGTTACTATTGGTTTATTATTCCAGTAACCTTTGGATTCTGATATAATAGTATCTTTATCTAATTTAATATAATAAGAATTATCTATTATTTTAAATGAATGATATGGTATCATATTTTCATTTTTTACAGATGTATCTAGCTTTTCATTCTTGGGCAATAAGAATGCATTAGCTAAATGTTTAGATAAAATAGAATCCATTATGTGTATTTATTCAGAAATCGTATAAATAAAAATATGTTAAATGATAAAGATTTAATCTTCGAACAATACAAGTTTTCTAAAAGGAGACAACACAATTTAATTTCAGAAAATAAATGCTGTGAAACTTGTGGGGTGTTCTTATCTGAATCAGAAATTCAAATGGCTTTAGAATTAGATGAAATGGATATTTTTACGGAAGCTGCTGGGAAGCCGAATGGTTATGTTATTTACGAAGGTACTAATGTTCATGGAAGATATGCTTGTATTGCTACTGGTTTAGTTAAACCTAGTGCAAACGTTAAAACAGGTCCAATGATACAAATCTTTATTATTAATGCTGATGTGCATCCAGTAGAAGCTGTAAGGCAAGGTAAAAATTTGGTTCAATGTTATAATTGTATACATCGTCCTGCTACGGATGAAGAAAGAGAAAAGGGTATTGAAGGTGGGTCTTGTTACGTAGATGTGGGTAAGAGTGTTGCAATGGTTTATAAAACATATAAAAAAGGATGTTATCCTAATATATGTGGGGATAACAAACCAGAATTTGGTGATTCTAGCTCTTATCTAAAATTAGGTGCTGATAAAATAGAAGAAATTTTTGGTGGACGAAAGGTTCGTTTTGGTGCTTATGGTGAACCTATTAATATACCATATCCTATGATAGATATGATTGCTGGTGTATCTTCTGGACATACAGGATATACACATCAATGGAAAAATCCTGCTTTAGCTGCATATAATAAATATTTACAAGCATCTGTAGATTCACCCGCTGAATATAAAATGGCTAAAGCAAAAGGGTGGAGAACATTTCGTGTTAGTACTGATTGGGATTTACATGAAGGCGAAATGATATGTATGAATTCGTGGCAAGATAAAACTTGTGCGGAATGTTTACTGTGCGGTGGTAATACTACAAAAATTAAACAAGACATTATTATTAAAGTTCACGGTAAATTAAAACATAAATTTAAACCTAGCTCAGAAGCAATAGCATCTATGGGACACGAAGGAGATCCAACTCAAAAATATAATCCAGAAGATGATGTTAATCCAGAAATGACCGAACGTCTAATGAACTTATCTTCAGCTCAGAAGAAACAAGTTCAAAAAGCTGGTGAACAAGAAGCTAAAGAAAAACAAGAAAAAGTAGAGAATAGAAGTTTAAAATCTTTTATTAAAGCATTTGATAAATATAAATCTGAATTTTATCCAAATAAACCTAAAAAGGTAGAAAAAAATATTCGTAAACAAGCTAAGAGTATCTTAAGAACCGTTAGGAAAAATCCAGATCCAGAAGTAGAATAATAAATAATTTTATGAATGATTATTTTATTATTCAAAAGATATACGAGCAATTACTAAACGAAGATTTAAAACTCGTAAAGTTTACATCTGAGGATGGAAAAATATTATTAGGCGTAGATAGCAATATTGGTAGTAGAGAAACATTTGCTAAAAAAACCGATATAGCTAAAACTAATCTATTTAAATGGGATGGAATTTTAAAACGTTGGGTTTCAAAACAAAGTTTTTCCCCAGAAGAATATGCTATTCAATTTCCAAAATATAAGAAAGCTTTATTAAGTTTAAATAAAGGATACGAATCTGATTCTGTATCTGAAATGCAAGACGATATAGAAGAACTAGTTCATAAACCTATTACCGAAAAATTAATTGAATTTTTAGAGGATTTAAAAAACAAATTAAGAGAAAATAAAGATTCACCCGAGTTAAAAGCTTTTATTGAATTTCGTTCTAAATTTAGAAAGTATTCTTTTTACAATTCCATGTTAATCTGGATGCAGAGACCAAATGCTACACATGTTGCTTCTGCTAATAAATGGAGAAAAGATTTCGGAAGAATAGTTAAAGCTGGTGAAAAGGGTATACAAATTTTCGTACCAATAACAGTTAAAAAGAAAGAAGATAGACCGCAAACTACGGAAACCGAAGAACAACCAGCGGTGGATAATTTACCTACGGTTAAACAAAAAGAACAGTATTTAAGAACTAGATTTAAGTTGGGATCTGTGTTTGATATATCACAAACCGAACCGATACCCGGTCGTGAAGGGGAACCCATTCCCGAAGGACCAAAATGGTTTGACGAAGCTCCATATGACGAAAAAAACGATGTTCTTTTTGATGCTTTAACTGAATTCTGTAAACTTAAAGGCATAAAAATAAATTTCGTAGACGATC